AAATGAGCCCGATCCCGACGGCGGCTACGTTAATATTGGCGCCTATGGCAACACGGTCCAGGCATCACGCCCACTTTTGTGGGCACGGGGGGTGCGATAGCTCAATCGTGCCCCTGGCCATGCTACTAAATGGCTACTGTGATAAGATGCTCTCCGACCATGAAAAACCGACACCTGCTGGGGGCAGGCACATGCGGGAGGACAACATCCCCGACTACTTTAGTGTAACACCAACACAACCAGATTTGGTTGTGCTGGAAGGGCCTCTGTAACTTGGCACAGCAGGAACCGCCTTGGATACGGGACCAAAGGCACCCCACTTTATATATGCAGACAACTTAAACTTTGAGAGATGAACAATTCTAAAGTTTTACACCCAAACAAAGCAGAGATGAAAGGTCAAGGTAACACTTCGGCTGGGGGCTCTGTGGGTAACAATAAAAACCAAACAGCTTTCAAAAACAAAAATCGCATTTCACGCAACCAATCTGTGGCCGGGGACCGTCCCGCAAGTCCACAGAAACTAGTGAATGGATCACAAAACAATACTGCAGATATAATTTCCGGAGTTGACAAATGTAATAATAATAACCACGACCATGACAATGCTGGTAATTGTATGCGAGGTGGTGAGCGGCGTTGTGACCGCAAAGACAATTTTGGAGTGGTATGCAACATGCTAATTGAAGATGGCATGACATATCGTGATCACAACAAATCCGGTAATTGTCTTCGCGACGTCAATAACGCGAATGACAAGGTTGGTCGAGCAATGTCCGATGCCAAGCGCAAGTCTATGGCTGTGCCTGCACATCAGAGGGCAGCAATGAAGACAGCGCTCGACCAAGGTATTGCGGGGGTGGCATCACCTAGTACTGGCATGTTCTCGACAATTGCACCAAAGGTCAATGTCGTAAACAGCCAAGCACTGGATGCCGCGCTCGCTGGGGGTGGTGGAAACCCCGCTGTAGCTGCACCCGCTGCTACAGTTCCGGTCGCTGCGGCGGCCGTGGCCCAGGCCAATTTGGCGCTGGGTGGCACAGCACATGGTTGCGCTGTGCTTGCTGGCAATTCACCAGCTGTTGCACCTGGTGGTGCGACAAACCCACCAGGGGGCGGATCCCCTGGTGGTGGCGGACCCGCGCCGATAGGCGCGGCACCACCGGGAGGGGGTCCTGGTGGTGGTGGTGGTCCACCGGCTAGAGCGCCGGTGTTGACCGGTTTCGAAAACATGAATGTGTTGCAATGGCCGTGGAGTGAAAACGTTTACTATCGACAGCTTAGCTGGACGGAGACATTAGCATATGGATCCTTCAGCGTTGTTTCGGCGTTTTGGTGGTTCTGTGCCTTCTATAAGGTGCGAACACCACTTGCCAAGCTGTTGCCCACCGCCATTACCATGTTTGCGAAACCCCTGACCAGCGCGTCGATGACTTTACAGTTCATCGCATACTGCTACATGCTATACAAACGCATGAAGTATAGTTGGATGTACAGGCCTGCACCGCGGGTTTGTGCAGCTGTCCCATCGGCTGCACTCAACGGTTTTCTCTGGGAGGTACAAAACTCAAAGATAACCTTTAAGAACATGGAGGCGATGTTAAAATATATCTCGAACGCATATGACGCACACTGCATACGCGGGCTAGATAAATATCATCACACCCCTGTTCCCCTGATCGACGGATACTTGCGCATCAAACCTGTGGTGGTTGATGCTGTGGCTCACAATATGTCTTGGTACACCGACACATATAGCAACACCGCGCGGTCATTCCAGCGTTTAAACTTCTTGGGCGCTGGAGAATGGAGACCCCCGTGATAGTCTACTCGAGGGAACTTCGCTGCTGCAGAGCACAAAACGACAGATATAAGTCTGGCCGTTATTACGATGGAGTGTGGCATTCCCCTGCCGACACACCACACAACGCCAATAACCCTGCACCCCAGGGATGGCGCTGCATGTACACCATTCGTGATACGCCAGCTCACCAAAATAATCCGAACCGGGATATAGTGCATCTGACGTTGGACCCGTTGTGTTATTTCATCAAGGCCTTTACAAAGTTTGGTGAATATCAATGCAACGACTCCTGTGACTGCAACAACAAAGTAGCCCTTGTTGAGCGACTCGCACAAAATGCGAGCGCTGCTGGACCTCAACCGTTCCCGCCGTCCTCCCTCCTGTACGAGCGTGAACTCAGGAAGACCCTGAAAATGTTTTCTAGAAATTTCCGCGACCATACCAGTAAGACACCACTGACAGGGTATGAGTGCATGAAAGCATTTCGAGGTAGAAATCAGGATATTGAAACACAATTGGGTATGCTGGGGTTCCACACCAGCGTTGCCGCCCCGAGAAGGTATGAAGAGGTGTATGACTATTGGAAGGAACAGTATGCAACAACTGATGAACTAGATTTCACGCTCAACCCTAGTGTGAACCAGTTCAAGAAGTACTCCAATGTCAGACCATTTGCGAAAGTTGAATCGATCAGCACAGCAAAATGGCCTAGAAACATCTCACCAAGAAATCCGCGTTTCAATTTCCTGTGGGCACAGTTCACAAAGCCCATGGAATCATATTTCTACAAACACTTATCCGCCACCGGTTCGCTGTCCGGTGTGTCCACACATGTGGAACCAGGGATACCCAATCCCTGGATCGGCAAATCCATGAACAAAAAACAGCGTGGTGACGCCGTCATGTACAAAATTAGCCTATTTCGCAAAAAGTATGGAGTCGACCCAATTGTCGTACCAACTGATTGCACAGGCCTTGACGCGCACATCACTCGTGGAGTGATCAAAGAGGAGAATCGTCTATATGTGGACTGCTTTCCATCGCATCGCGAATTCCTACGTGACCTGACTGCTTGTTTTGAGGAGAACAAGTTTTCCGGGTGTGGGATTAACGGTGTGGTGCAAGGTGCTCGCATGTCCGGGGACATGCACACGGGGCTGGGCA